ATTGAGAAGGTCGCCTTGGTGAGTGATTTAGTATCTGCAAAGTAATTCCACTGACCAAACACAAGTTCCATAAATTCTTTCTTATCATTCTCGTCATAGACCATTTTGTTCCTTTTAGAACCATCTTCATTCTCAATTTCAGTTAATTCGCCAGTCCATTGTGGTTGACCTTTGATTTTTTTGATGTGTTGTTTTTTGTATGCCAATATAACACATTCTTTTGGGTTATAGATATAAGGCGAACTTGGACTCATCCAAGAACCCCAAGCTGTTGTCTTACTTCTATGTGGTGACTGCTCTTCCAAATCCACAATACCAAAGAAACCAAAACCAATTTCTTTCATAATCTGCCACATCTCTGAGACAAAAAAGATACGACCACCTTTTTTCTGTCTATTAATTTCATAGGGAATATTCAATGAGATTCTACCATCATCTTTTAATAATCTATATGCCTCTGATAACCAAGATTTTGCAAACTTAACATATTCATTAAATTCAACATCATCCTCGTGAACATCGTAAGCAATCCCAACACCATATGGAGGTGACGTGACAATTAGATCAACACTACCCTCCGGTAATGTCTTCATTACCTCAATACAATCTCCGTTAATTATTTTTCCTGTTTCTATCATTTTTTAAATTCCTGCTGTTAAATGGTAATAGTATCCTTTACTGGATGTATCGCCAAATGATTTATATATATTGTAATCTTTTTCGTCATATAAGATTCCACTCACAACTTCCACACGACAACCGATGTCATCCACTTTGAATCTTAATTTGTCAATATCAAACTCTTCCTCTAAAGGAATGTCGTAAACGATGTGTTCTCCTTTACAATAATCCTCAATGATAAGGTATGCGACCTCACCACAATATTGTTCTTCGTAATCGGTTATATCGCTATCAAGATCTTCACTCTGATAAACAACATTACCTTCTTCATCTTCAACTCTTACAAAGAATGCATCAGGGTATACACCCATAATTGATTCGTTTGGTGCGTCAAAAAAAGTATCAACACCTAAGATCTCACATATTTGATCGTAATCTAACTCATCTTGCTCAACCCCACCATCTCGCAGAGTTTCGTATTGTTCTGTGTTTAATTGGAAGGGGTAAACCTCAGCACCTTTACCTCCTATTGTAATTTTATAGTATTTCATTTTGATATATAATTTACGATTAAACCTGTTATTAACACTATTATTAATACTGACCCAAACCAAGCAAGTATTTTAAATGACTTATAGTTTCGTTCAATATGTTCTTTTGACCTACCTTGATTTTCATCTAAATCCCATTCTTTTTCCATAATTAAATAAAATTTGAAATTAATTGTGCCAATTTATAACCTGTAAACGCTCCAATTGCGGCGGAACCAGGAAGAACTATAAACTTACCTAACATTGTTTCATATTTCTTCCTATTCACAATATACGAAATTAGAATGTAATAAACAATATAGTTAATCAAAACTAAAAAGTCCAGTTCTTTTGCCGCAAATACAACAATTGAATTTCCAAGAAACCCCCACATAAAGTTAATGAGGGTTTCACGGATTAATTCGTTTGGTGTTGTGATTGCGTCCAATACGCTGATCTCTCTATCAAGACCTGTTTTTTTCTTCAAGTGTTCCGATGTGGTGTTGGAGGTACCAGAGTGCCTTTCTGAGGTCTTCAAGTTCCTTATCTTTTCCTTTTTTTCCTGCACGACTTATATATTTTACTGTATTTCCTAAACTAAATCCTAATTCCCAAGCATCAATTACTTTGATGGCTTCGTAAATGTTATTTTCTCCTCCATAATGGATAGGGTGATTTACTTGTTCTACTTTTGGTGTTGGGCACTGACAAGTTCCCGTTCCACCACATACACATTCTTTATCCATTATTCTTCTCTATATTCTTTTAGTAATTCTTCATTAGATATTGTCCCATATTTCTCACTAAGTCCATCCATATCAACATCTTTATTAATCATAGTTTTTGTATCATAAAGAAGTTGGGCAACATAAAGGGAATTAACAATCTCACGAATAATTTTGTATGGGTCAGCGTTTGATCCAGGTCTACGATCCTCAACATACCCTTTCCATTCTTTTGCAGTGTCCTGAGGAACTCTAATTGATGCTCCGCGATCAGACACACCCCAACTGAATTTATCAATTGATTGTGTTTCATATTCACCAGTCAAACGAAGGTTATTGTTTGACCCATAAGCCTTAATGTGATCTTCGTGTCTTGATTCAAATGCATTAAATAATGACATAAAGTATTCTTCGTTCCCATCAAATCTCATCATATCGGTTGAGAAGTTAGTATGAAGACCCGATCCATTCCATTCTCCGTGTGTAATTGGTTTTGGGTGAAGTTCAATATGGTAACCGTATTTCTCTGCGATCTTGAATAAGAAGTATCTTGTCACCCAAAGATCATCACCACCTTTTAATTTTCCTTGCGAGAATACTTGATATTCCCACTGACCCAACGCAACCTCAGCGTTTGTTCCAGTAATATTAATACCATAATTCAAACACATATTCAAATGTTCTTCCACAAATGGACGACCAATAACATTGTGACCTACACCACAGTAGTATTCACCTTGTCCTTTAAGGATGTTTCTTTTGTGTCCCAAAATGTTTCCATTCACTTCTTCACGAATGAAATATTCTTGTTCAAAACCAAACCAAAGATCTTCAAAACCTTCACCAATACTTGATCTCTTATTTGATTCGTGTGATGTTCCATCTGGATTCAACACCTCACATAAAACATATACGGGATCATTACCTTTCAAAAAATTAGGTGGAGCGTAATGTCTAACAGGTTTTAACAAACGATCAGAGTTTCCTGTCTGTGCCTGATTTGTTGATGACCCATCAAAATTCCACATTGGGAAATTTCCATCAAGGAAAGCATTCTTAACGGATTCATAATCAACAATCTTAACTTTACTTCTTAGGTTGGGTTCAGGTTTGTATCCGTCCAACCAAACATACTCCAATTTAATCTTCATTTCATTTTATTTATTATATTTATTATTTCTTCTTCGGTAAAACCTTCACCATACATCCGATAAACTTTGCGTGAAAAATCGTCGGTGCAGATAACCGCATCGGCGTTTAAATAGGTAAAGAGATTGTTGAGATTACGTAAAATATTTTCTTTCTTAAGTATTCTCTTATTAAAACTCATCTTATTCGGTTTCTTGGTTTTCTGTTTGAATTTTTGTTTGTGAGATAAGTCCGGCAATTCTACGTTTGAATAAGGGTAAAAGGGTTTCGTCTATTGGAAAAATTCCGTTTGATGACATCTGAAACACCGGACCCATTCGCTTGTCCTTACTTTCATACGTAGAAAATGTAGTAATAACTTTTGGGATCGTCAACTCACCTAAGTCATCAGAATAAATTAAATTTATATTCGTCATTCGTTGGGGGTTGGCTTTTGTTTCTTTTTTGATTAGATATTCCCAAACATGAGTTTTTTTGTTATCCGTTTCGGTATAAAAGAAATAACCTTTCGGGTGAAGAATGTTCTTCTTATTTCTTTTAAGTTTCATATCTAAAGAATCGAATACAATCGTCCATACTGATTTCGCGATGTTGAAGTATTCCATTATTCTTGGTGCTGAGAATGATAGGATGTCTCTGAACTCCATCATTTCTTCTGTGGTCATTTCCGGTAATGGTTTAACCTTAAGGTCTTTGACCATAATTTCATCGTCAATATTGTTTAACTTTTTATCAGTATAAACAATCTTTTTGTCCCTCATAAGAGCTTGGACATTCATTAAATGTAATGATAATTCTATGAACCCTGGATATAATTCTAAACGATCCAGTTTGTCACCCATTTTTTGAAAATAAGAAAGTAATTTGTATTCTTTATATTCTCTATCAATAGGTTTTTCAAACATCCAATCGGTGTTCATTAAAAATTCTATTTTCTTTTTCTTCGCCATCGTATAATTGAAAAGTAGGGCAAAGGTGTTAACAAATAAAGTTTTAGTCCAATGGAATTATAAAATACCACGTACCGTTTACACTTGCTTCAAATGCATCTTCACCGCTTGACGCCAATAACGGACCGTACCCATCGCTATTCACCACCGTTTCTGTAACCTGTCCTAAATCAACAAAATCCATTATGAATTTTTTATCAAAACCATAATGATCAATAAATCCCGTTATATCATTATCGTATTCATCGGCATCTGATCTAGCCCTGTCCATCATATTATCTTCATCATAATCACCTTCAGGTTCACTTTCAATTTCGTCTATAATATCATTTAATCCGTAAATTTTAGTTTTGATCTTATTTTTATCTTCATCTGATAAATTGGGATCTTCTAATTTTTTGGTTAAATTTGTAATGGTATTATTCATTTGGTTAATCTGTTGTTCTTGTTCACCAGATAATGATTTTTCAATACCATAACCTTCTGGGTCTTCACTAATTGATTCATAATAAAAATCAATTAACCATTCTTCCCACTTTTCACTATCGACACTATCTTCCCAAACCCAAGATGAGAATGCATCTATTCCAACATCATCAACCAATTGTTCCACATATCTTAATGCGGCGTTATCTATTTCATTACTAGTATAAACATCATAATAAGTTGGATTTAACGAATCACCACCTATCCACTCATATTGTTTTCCAATACCCCAACTTCCACTTCCGTTTGGATAAATGAAATACTTATCTTCTTCATTTTCACTACCATCCTCATATTCTATTCTATCAGGAATACCTTCACCATATAAATAATCGTAAAGAGCTTCGGTTCTTTCAGAATCATCCTCACCATTCTCTACGTTCCATTCATCATCTCTTCTATATTGACCTAATTTGGTAAGTTTTTGGTTTTTTATATTTTTCAATCTGTTAATATACATCGTGGAATTATGATCACTAACATATCCATCTACTGTGATACCATCTAATGATGAGACGTTTGTACTTGCAATATCCAATCTACCTTTAATTCTAACAATACCAGTTAATGGTCCAACGTTCTTGAATTTTCTAAGATCTAACTCTCCGTCAATGACGATACCCTTCCCTTTAAATGGTTTTAACATTGCAACCCTTGATGCAATTCCACCAACACTTTCCAATGTTTCCAAATATTGATCTGGTGATATTGTAACGAGATTATCATCCTGCTCCAAAAGGTAATCTTTTATAAAATTTTTCATTGACATATGTTATAAATATTCGGTAAAAAGAATTGATTATTCAATATTGTGGTTTAATCTTATTTTGTAAGATATTTATAAGTAAATAAACCAATTAAAATATTAAGTTATGGGCTGCGGATGCAAAAACAAACAACAAGCACAACAACCTCAACCTCAGACTCAACAAGGTGCTAATACCACACAGAACCAAACGAATGTTCAAGAGTCGGTTAAGAAAATTGTAAATAAATATTATAGAAGATAATATTTGCGTATCATCGAAAAGAAAGGTGTTCCATTTTGGGACACCTTTTTTGTTTTTTAGATATTTATACGATATGAGTTTAAGAAAGGCACAAGATTTAAGGGATAGTTTTAATAACGGAGAGTTTGGTGAGGACATTGAGCCGTACTTCAATGACCTCATCACTTTTTTTAAGTTTATGAAAAAATACGGTTTACTGGACGAATTAGATTTGGGTCAAGTAGGTTACCGTGATTGGGATGATGAGATTATTCAATTTTTAGACGAAAATGGTGTTTTAAGTAATCTTAGTTATGATAACGCTCCCCCAGAATTAAAAAATATTCTTCT